TTCTCTTTCTTTAGTAACTCCTGCTTTGACTGCTCTGCTTGATCTATGTCAACTCTCACTCCAGCCGCTTTCATATCTATCAGCACCGGTAAAACCCTGTGTTCTAATTCATTTATGTGCTCTAAGTCTTGAGCACGAATTTCTCTCATAAATACATCAAACAACTTCAGAGCTAGTTCTGCGTCCTGTTCTGCATACGGGCCCACATACATGGGTGGCAGTCGCCACATGTCATTTTTTGCATCTACGCCCCATTCCTTGGCAGCTTGATATAATAATGTTTCTGATTTCTTTTCACCCAGATAATCTTTAGCTAACTCATTAAGAGAGTATCGCATCCTGTTCTCATCAAGTATGGGTGCCATCAGCATGGTGTCCCAAATTTTGCATTTAATATCCATGCCCATTTGTTTCATCCAACCCACGTCATACATAGCGTTGTGGCATACTATTGCTGGGCATCTATTTAATAAATCTTGCAATTGTCTTTTAAAAACTTCTTTGTCGTAATTACCTGGTGCATCATGGTCAATAGGAAAGTAACCTTTGAAACCATCCCAAGCTAAAGCAACACCTACAACTTTACCGTTACCTGTAGCCCAACCTGGTCCGTGGTCCTTGATGCCTGGATCGTAAGTCTCTAAATCAATAGCCACAGGACTTTGTCCTTTGTAATCTATCGCTTCAGGGCAGACCCACTCACTAGGTGGTTGGAATAAAGGGTTTTGTATTGTCATTTAAGTTTTTCTAATTCCTCTTCTATACGTTGTGTTCTTGAGTAACTAACCTGTGCTTCTGTTATGTCTTCTAATAACACAGACAAGTTACCAATATCTATCTCTACAGGCTTACCTATATTATCATGCACATCTTTTGCTTCTTTCCTTGTTAAACTAATAAATAGTTTGCCATCTACATGTGTTATCCTCATCTTATTACCTCCAAATATTCTCTATCTGTTTCTGATCGCACCAACCATAGTTCTTTTTTAGCACGTGTAGCACCAACGTAAAAAACTCTGTGCTCATCATCGGGATTGTTTATGAGTGCTTCTTCTGATTTACGGGACAGGTCCAGTAATAGCACTACATTGTCAGCTTCTCCACCTTTTGCTCCGTGGATCGTGGACAATTCTATCTGTGGGTTTTGCCAAATGTTGATACCCCTCTTCATTAGCTGGCGAATATACATAACTTTACCATAGGGTATCTTATCTAATGCTTGAAACCAAGTAGCAGTTTTCTGTACCAGTAAGCCTTGATTAAACATTAGCTTTTCATAATCAAACTTTTCTTTGTCATCTAAGTTTTTTAAATTTTTATAATTTCTAGCAACTCCTAGCCCAGAGCTCATGTATTCATACATGGCCTTGACACCATCTAAACTTACACTTTCTCCCTCTGATATTTTATTCCAAGATGCAATTGCGTGTTTAAGTTTGTCAGCTATGCTGCTTTGCCCAAAGCGTGCGTAGTAGTAACCCTGTTCCAAGAAAAACTTTTCAACACGATTAAGTATGTATTTTGTTCTAGCTAAGACTAACCAGTTTTTATCTTTGTAAGGTATGGCTTCGTGAGAATATACTGTAACAACTTTGCCCTCTTCATCCTTAGCTTCCCATTCTTTCTCGACTCTATCTTTTATGTTACGAACAATTTTAGATGCAACGAAGTGATGAGACTGCGGTATGCGATAAGATTTGTTAAGAACAATAGAGTCGCCAGGATAAGATTGAAATGTATTTACATCAGCACCTGCCCATTTAAAAATGGCTTGGTCATCGTCTCCAGCTATGTAGGCCCTCTTACACTTAGAGATCAGGTTTGTTATTACATTCCATTGAACGAGTGATAGGTCCTGTGCCTCGTCTACTATTAGTACCTCTATCTCCGGCCATGTATCAGGCTTAAGATTAAACTCTATCAGCATGTCAGTAAAGTCATATAAATTTCTAGTTTTTTTAAACTCTTTGAGATATTCAGCAATTTGTTCTAACTTACGCCACCCACCTACAATGTGTCCAAACTTAGAAAACGTGTCATACAAACCTACACCTGTGATGCGAGACAGATCTATGATCTTTAGATAAGGATCTTGCTGTATAAAATTACCATCTTCATCGTGCGTATCTTTAGGTGCCAGGTCTACCTTCAACGCTTCAGATATTTCGTGATAATGTTTTGACTTCATTACATCATTAGTAGATAACCCTAAGCATTGAAATGCTAAACTATGTATAGTTCTGAAATATTTAAAATCTTTTTGATCGAGCTTAAACTTATAGGCGGCACGGTTTATAGCCTCGCTTGCGGCTTTCTTGGTGTAGGCAACGAAGGCTATATCCTCGGGTGTCAAGTTTTTTTCTAACTCTTGCTCTACAATATTTAATAAGAATGTAGTCTTACCTGTACCTGGTGGTCCATATATCTTTTTTACTTTAGAAGGGGACATCTTCTTTTACCTTTGGAATATTTAATTTGTCTTCGTCCTGGGGCCGTGGATCGGGTATGAAGAATAAATTCTTTGTGGTGTTCTTGTTTACACGCTGCAGCTTTGAGTCGCCGCCTTTGTCTCTAATCAATGATCCCATTTGTGTTGTAGAAAATTCTTTGAACTGTATCTTACGCAGGTATCTCTCGAGACTTGACAATTGAAAATATATCTTTCCTTCATGTTTCCATACACAGTGATTAAGAACATCCTCTATCTCATCTGCGATGGCTTGATTATATACAAAGTCTTCAAGATGTGAATAGAACCTACCTTCTTTTGTAACCTCTTTGGGCATCTTAATAATCTCACATTGCTCTAACAGCTCTCGTATACGTGCCTCGTAGTCTCGCTTAGACATCTCAATTGGTAAGCTTGTGTGTGTTTCTAAAACTTTTTTTCTAAATAGTCTTTGATCCATAAGCTCGTCAGTTGTGACCGTGATCCGTTGGCCGTCAACATCGAGGTGCCATACAGATTCATCAGACTCTAACTTAGTAAGATTAGCTATGCTCATCTCTACATCATCTCTGCCTATACCAAACTTTCTTACACGGCACTTTGAGTTGTCACAGTGTGATCGCATTGGCACGTCCTTACACTTGTAGCCGTAATCTTTTTTCTCGTGCTGATCGATTTTTGTCTTGACCTGGTCGTAACTCATGGGTGGTTGACAGTAAGTGGTGTTAAACTCCATGACTTTGTTTTGCCACTCACCAGGTCCATACTTCTTCTTAGCGTACACACAATAGTGAAATACCACATCATCCCTCGATCCTTCGAAAATACCCATATTTTGGAGTATTTCGATGCATGGAGGTCCATCAAAGGTAGCTTTTTTCTGTTTTAAGGCACGTACAGATAGGTTTTTAAGTTGGTCGTGTGTGATTGCCTTCTGGTTTACAAGATTGAAAAAGGCATCCATGGTTAACGCTTGTCCTTTTTCGTTCATGGCGTATCTACCGGACATGTCACCTTTAAAATATGGCATGTTTAAGAAGTTACCCGTGTCACCACGGTCAACATTTAAGAATTCTTGTTTAGGAAAAATTTCACAATCAGCAAATCCTAACACAGATGCAATCTCTGTAAGTTTTTTTATTGCTAACTTAGCCTCAACAGGCTCACTAAAAAATAAAAACAAATGAAACCCTCCAGATTTGGATCTGCAAGGTATGATAGGTAAATTTAATTTTGTATATGCTTGTATTGTCTTACGAACATCTATTGTGTAATCGTCCACATCGATGCAAGACCATGAGCAAGTAGCATCATCACGTATGGGAATAATACCCAGACTAGGATCAATGCCTTTGATATGGTCGGCCCAGTGTTTATCTGTGACCTCTTCTTTAATGATGTATGCTTTGCCACCAACTTTGCCACTTTCTTTTGTTTCCCCTTTATAGAAAACACCGTGTGCTCTCGTTAGGCCATTAAAGACCCTTTTTAATTTATGATACGCTTCCATGTGAAAAGGGGGCCGGAGCCCCCTAGTTAATTAAAAAGGATTGTCGCCGTCTGTTTTATCTGAGCCCGAATCCTCCTGCTCATAATTTACTTCAACGCCACCCTTCTTCACTGACGCATGGAATGCTTTACCTTCAGCGTAAACTTTTGCTGAAACAGGATCGCTCCTTGTGATATCCCAGCCATACCAGTCACCTTTATCGTTTTGTTGAGGCTTTGTGCGAAGTTGATAGGTGAAATACCAACTAGGAGGGTTGATGACCTGTTCACCATTTTTTACTTTCGCAGCCAAAACAAGACTATTCCATTTTCTAGATTTGGATAGTCCACTCACTTTCATACTAATAAGGACTTGGCTTGTAAATCCTTGTCTGTCAATAAGGAGGCAGTAATGATTGTGAGTTCGCTCCAAGTACGTGCCCTCTGGGAGCCTAGCTTTACCCAACTCATCTTTTTTGGTTTTATCCCAGAGTGGGGTATCCACAGGGTGTTGTGCTACAGGAGCCGAAGAACCAGTTCCTCTATCAGTCCATTCTAATGCGACTGGTTCGAAGTAACATGGTACAACTGTGATACCTTCAGCACCGTCAATTAATTCCTCTGTGACAGTGTTGAAAATCATACCCTCTTCTGCCCCTTCAACATACTCATTCTTAGTTTTCTTAGTTTGCGGGGACATTGAACTAAGAATTTTTAAGAAAGGTATTGAGATCGTGTCCATGTTTACCTCGGACAGACCTTGTCCTGCATCCTGTGCTAACAAAGCTAAGTCAACAGTAGGTGCAGCAACAGCAGAAGATTGTTTCCTTGCTACTGCTTGCTCGTTTTTCTTTGGTTGATTCATTGTTTTTTTCCTTTTGTTATTTTTGTTTCTGGACGTATGAAGATCCCAAAAAGATCGTCAGGGTCCGATAGTCCCTCTTCGTGGCGTTTTTTTAAAGTCGCCTTCAGTGTCGAGGGGTGCACTGATTTTTTCACGTCAGGGGTGATGCCGTAGTTTTGCTGAATATATCCAGCAAGATCCCCAGCCATATTGTCTTCACCCGTTCCGAAACTTGTTGCTACTTGGTTTTTTATTATATCACCAAGGTCATTATCTTTTAAATACTGTAATGCTTCGTCTTCTCTTGCTTTTGGTATTCTACAATGAAAACCCTCTTTGACTGTAACTTTACTACCGTCTTTCATGGTGGTTTCATTAATACCAAGCTCTTGCATTTTTGTAGGTATTGTTTCTTGAGAAAGTAAGTCTCTTTCTCTTTTTAATTCTTTTGCCGCTTGATCCATGTCTTCTATCATGGTGTCTAATTCCATTTGTCTTTGTATGAGTTTGCTTAGACCAGAAAGGTCATCATCTTGTAGATTCTTGAGATCACCGGCATCTTGTTTTAGATCATCAAAATCGATTACGTTAGCCATATTACCCCCTTTAAAAGAACGGCAAGGGAGGGCTAGTTGTTTCACCTCCAACTTTCGGGACACAGATAAACATTTCATCTACCCTACTCGAACCTACTCATGATAGCCTCAGCCAGTTGGCCCTACTCTATCACCCCTGTGCGTTACGCCTCTGTTAGAAACGTTGTTCCGCCACAAGCCACAAACAACAGCTAATTGTTTGATTCGTTCTATATCTAATCTTATACTTGAAATCCCAACAAAATGCAATATATTATTTTTATATGGCTAACATTTTTTTGAAGGATCCCTTCAAACATCAAACAGATGCGGTTGCAGCTTGTCATAATACTGACATGAACAACTTTGCATACCTTATGGAGATGGGCACAGGTAAGACTCTTACAGCTCTCATGGACTTATTATTGTTGAATAATAAGGATTTAGTAAGATATGCCGTGGTCCTTGCTCCGAAGTCCGTGTATCGAAACTGGATGAAAGAGATCAACACATTTGTCTCAAGCGAATACAGTTATAAAATTAACACTTGGGAGCCAAACATGATTGATCCTTACACAAAAGAACATTTAGGCACAGACAAGTTTTTTAAATTAAGTAGACATAATAAATTACATATTTTTCTTATGAACATAGAATCACTCTCAACTCAAAAAGGTTTAAAATATTTAAATTGCTATCTACATTCACGAGATAAAGAAGCCACTATGATTATTGTAGATGAAAGCACCACGATAAAATCACCCACAGCAAAACGCACAAAGAATTTAATAAAGATTTCAAAAGACGTTGGTTACAAAAGAATACTAACAGGCACACCTGTCACTAAAAGTCCGTTAGATATATTCTCACAGTTTGCATTTCTTAATCCTAAAATACTTGGACTGACAAACTATTATGCTTTTAGAGCAAGATATGCACAAATAATTAGAAGACCTACGTCAGGCGGCAGAAGCTTTCCGTTAATTACGGGTTATCAAAGATTAGATGAACTGGAGAAAAAAATATACACACATGCTTTTAGAGTTAAAAAAGAAGAGTGTGTTGACCTACCACCGAAGGTTTATCAAAAGAGATTCATATCTATGAGTGAGAAACAACTTGTAGCTTATGAATCATTGAGAAGGAACGCAATGTTTATTTTCAATGACGAAACAACCACATCTGTGAACCGGCTCTCACAGATTGTTAAGTTGCACCAGGTATGTTGTGGGTTTACTATTAACGATCAAGGTGAAACCCATGACGTGCCTAACAAAAGGTATGATGAGCTATTAGATTTGTTAGATGAAGTTGATGGTAAGGTAATCATCTGGGCAACTTACCGACATAACATTGAAACAATTACACAAAAATTAAAGGAGAAATACGGTGATACTACGACTGCAGCTTTTTATGGTGATACAGAAAATCAAGTACGCATGGATCTTGTCAAAAATTTTCAGGATGAAGGACATGATCTTACGTACCTTGTTGCAAACCCTAAGACTGGTGGATATGGGATCACTCTTACTGCCTCTCATACTGTTGTCTACTTTTCAAACAATTATGATCTTGAGATAAGATTACAAAGTGAGGATCGTGCACACAGGATAGGACAGAAGAATAAAGTGACGTATGTTGACTTTGTTTGTAAAGGCACAGTAGATGAAAAGATTTTACTTGCCTTGAAAAGCAAGGTTGACATAGCCAGTCAGGTTATGGGTGATGAACTTAAGACTTGGATAAGTTAGATATTGTAGCCGCCGCCTCTTTTTGCAGCTCCCATACCTCTAGCAGTGCCACGTGGCTTACCGCCATGTTCTAAACCTTGTGCTTTTAATTTATTTGTGGCCTCAACTAAACCGCCGTCATTAAATTCTTTAGCTAATTTAGGACTAATTTTTTCCTGAACTTTTTCCGGTAATTTGTTAAACCCTTTTTTTTCAGGTGGTATTTTTTTATTTCCCATTCTTTTTACCTTTCTTTTTTATTCTACCACCCTTTTTAGCCTTTGTCATATCTTTTAGCATAGTTTGTGAGCCTTTAACTAATTTAGCAAGTGATTGATTAGCTAAGTTAGCACCAGGTGATTTAAGTTTACTACCTTTTATCTTTTTTTGTTTAGCAAGATATTGTTTTAATATCTTCTGAATTTGTTTTGGGTCCATTCTTGTTGTCATAATTACTCCTTATAATTGGCGACAATAGATGCAAGTTCTTCACATCTGTTCGTAGTTTGTTTGTGCCACCTGCTATCTTTCATTTGAAAAGAGGCACCTTGCCAATCTCCTTCTTTCATGCATCTAAACATATTTTTAAACTTAGAGACACCATTTTTTCCTAGCTGAAAGCACATGTTCACCAAGACTTCACCTATGACCTGAGGTAGATCGTGTCCAATCTTCTCAGCTATCAGCTCATCAGCTCCCGCTGCTGCTCTGTTTAAGTCTATATCGAAGAGTTCTTCTACCTCTTCCATAGTAATCTCTACGCCTTCTGCATATCTTTCTCTTTCATGTGGAAGTATGAGGTGGCCTATACCGATCGTGGCTTTTCCCAAACTATCTAAGTACATCGCTGTGCGTACACCTTCATGATGACGTACCTGGTCACGAAGTGCATCTGTAATTTCTATCATTATATCATTCCTTTATATGTATTCATCATTAACCCCATAAGACCATATCCTGGTTGTCCTCCACCTGCAAGGCTTGTTATACCACCAAAAGTTATTGGTCTTTGAACATTAAGAGGTAGTGTCATAACGCCTGTGTTTACAGACTGCACAATATTTGGAATTTCACTGTTTGTTGATAAATTATTTTCTGTAAACGATGGCACAGGTCCACCAAATTGCATAGATAAGGGAGGAGGCTCGGATAACACTTTACTTGGCTCTCCACCATACATCATACCTTGTGGTTTGAAGTTTGGTATACTGTTTAAAGTAACAACGCCCTTATCTAAAAACGAATTCATTGTAAACTACCTAACCCTTTTTCTAACATCTTTTGATTAATTGCATCATCAATTGTGCCCGTTGCTAATTGCTGTTGCACAGCTCTAGATAATTGTGAACTAGCAGGAGTAAACTCTTGCATCTCAACTGGTATCTTTGGTTGATTAGCTTGTTGATTAAAATAATTTTGTATGAAAGCTTGGTCTTTATCTAACCTACCTGATTTTAACATATCAAACTGTTCTTCCCTTGCTTTATCAAACTCTATGTCTTTTTGTGGATTTTTCATCAAATTAAACACAGCACTATCGACTTGTTGTATTCTGTCTAGTAATGCAGCCTCTTCAGAGTCTTTAGGCATTGAGGAGCCTGCAGCCCAGTTTAATAATGTTGTCATATTGGAGGCTGTCACATTTTTAGTGTCTAATACTTCTGTCATGGCTTTCAATGCTTGTGGATCTGTCAGTAGCTCGGAGCCATATCGCATGATTAATGGTATCATAATATTAGTTAATGCTAAGCCACCTTCAGCTGCTCTTTTACCTGCATTAAGTAACAATAAGCCTCTAAATCCTGTAAGAGTTAATCTTCTTTGTAAGAATGTGGATGCGTCTGGAATTACAAAACTACCTGCCTCATCGGCAGCTCTTAAGAAGTTTCTAATGTTTTCTACTGAGGTGCCTGTGCCTTTAATAAGATCATTGAGAACTTCTATACCTTCTGGACTATCTAGGCCAAGTGCTTCCTCAAATTGTTTTACACCAAAGACAACATCTTTATATTGCACCATATTTGGTCCTGCTTTAGTCAACCCATCTTGTCTTATGGCCTCTAAACTTACGTGACGCTCATCAATAAAGTCTTGATAATTAGAACCTGCCGGTGTTTCTTTTATACTCTTAAACAATGCACCGTCAATTAATTGTCTTAGTATTCTTTTCTTTGCACTATTCGGACCTGCAGAAACCACAGAAACTTTCTTCTTAATATATTGCTCGTATGTTTTACTTGCAGGATCATTGTCTTTTACAAATATTTCAATGCCATCAACCAACACACCATCTTTATTTCCTGCTTTTGCATATGCTTTTAATTCTGCTGAAGTTGGTGCAGATAAACTTATTAGTGCATTCATAGCTTCTTTACTATTTTTTGCTCTTTCTAAAATTACTTTAAATGCCTCATCTGCATACATTAATCCTTGTGATTCTGCACCCGGTGAGAAAATAGACGGTTTTGCCATTTTTATTTGACCAGGCACACCACCCTCAAATTTTGACATTGTATTTGCAAAAAAGTCTACAGCAGTAGCATACTTTTTTTGTGCAACATCAAACACAGCTTGATCTATCGCATTGTCAACATTTTTCAAAGTCATAAAGTCCTTTTCAAAAACCATAGACAACTTATTTAATGCGCTAGCTTCTCTAACAGGAATTTTACCACCAGGAAAAGCACCCTGAAAATTAGCTGTAAAATCACTAAACATTTGACGCATACTTATAGCTTGTTCTAATGTTATTTGATCAGGTAAATTTTTTAAACCCTGGTAAAATTGTGCAAAAGACTGTTGTGCTGCATCACCAGGAAATCTTAAAACGCCTTGTGACCCAGCAGGTGTATTACCCATAAATCTATCTGCAACATCAGATGCTCGTCCTTTAAAATTCGTTATGTCAATTATCTTTTTTCCACGTAATCTTTCTGCGTACTTATAGAAGTCATCAAATAAAATACCTTGTGCAGTTCTTACATCTTTGTAATTTGATTTAAAAATATTTGTTATATCACCGGCTAAATTAAATATTGTTTGTGTTGGTGCTAAACCATTTTGCATTGTTTTTAAATATTGTCTAAGTGATTCATCAATAGCCTCTTGTTGCGTTTTAAAAGGTTTTCCCACCCAAGGAAAAACACCGATGACTTTTGGATATGCTTTCCATAACCTGTAATTTGTGGCCTGAATAATACTAAAAGGTATTCCATATTGATCAGCTAACTCTTTAGATTTCTTATAACTTTCTGACTTTGGGTTTATACCAAATGTCGCTTGACCTATTTGTCTTTTAAAAGCATTGTAAATAGGAGCTATGACCATAGATCCTCCAGTAAATGCTAAATTCATATATGCGTCATGTTCAAATTGACTTATTTTTTCTTCTACAGATTTTGGCTCTAAATTATTTACAAACCTTAAAAAATCATTTACACGATCATAAATCTGCCCACCTATCATAGTACCACCATACTCGCCCGCTGCGTACATAGTTGGATTAAACATAACTCCTCTTGTTAAAAAATCCTTACCTCCTACAGCGAGTAAACCACTTAAACCACCAACCATTTCAAAGCTTTGTTTTGAAACTAAGTCATCAGGTAAAGGTGTTATGTCTGTGCCAGGTATTCTTACGAACTTTTCAATTAAATTGTTTGACGCATATTTTAAAGGGTCATTACTAAATTTTATTCTATTATTTGTGTCTGCTATTCTTTCTGCTTGTAAGTTATTGTATTCAGGACTTCCAGGTGGAAATTGCTCTGGAATGTCAGATAAAATATTTCTAGACCCTGTAGTTTGTGCATCAATCATTTGTGCTAAAGCATTACGTGTTTGATCTAATGTAAAAGACTCAGGTATTTTAAAAGTATTTTTTATTGTAACAATATCCTGTTCTGTGGGCTGATTAGGGTTTTCTAAATCTAAAGTTTGACCTAATAATTTTACCTGTGGCATTAATTACCCCCTATCACACTAATATCAAATTCAGGCGTGTCTGGTTCAGATTGAACTGTGCCTTCGCTACCTACACTATTATCAGTAGCAGACCCACCTTGACCGACTACAGGTTCTTGTCCGGCTACAATAAGTGGACCATACCTTTGATCATAATCTCGTCTTAACTCTTCGTTTATATCTAAAACTGACTTGCCATCTATAAATGTAGATTTCACTAAGTTTTGAGCTGATTGATTTAAAAGATCTTTGATAGTAGAAATCTTAGCAACCACCTCTGCAGATGAAGAGAATGGTGATGTGATTGTTAAAATTTCTCTTGCAGCCTCAACGTCATTAACATTTAAACGTCCTGATGGTTTTAAAGCTCTTGCTATAGCATATACCAGATAGTTTTCTCTAACTTTATTTTTTGCAAATACTGGATCATAACCTAATTGTAATTCATAAAAACTTGTATTGAAAAGATCAGACAACTTAGTAACTTGAGTTATTGATTTATCAGGTAAATTTAAACCAGTTCCTTTTTCAATTTTTCCAGGGACTGTATAGGTTATAGGCATTTCAGAATCAAAATCAGGGACTTGTTGTAAATTAAATAAACCTTGTTCTGCTAAGCGCAAATTAGCCATATCAGTATTATAAGATGTTTGTCCTAGTCTTTCAAAATCTGTGCCTAGTGTACCAGACATGCCATCACGACCCGAGATTGTGTTTAAAAATTCAGTAGTAGTAAACTTTGTTTTTTGTAATACGTCTTTTAAATAACCAGCCGTACCTATAACCGGACCATCACCAGCAGCAATACTTTGCGCATTCTCATTTAAAATTTGATCAAACGTATCCACTGCTTGTGTGTATACAAAGTAATCTGTACCAATGTCCGACAGCTGTGCGGCACCAAATGGTTTTGATAAAGCTGCGGCCTCGGTCCCTGGTTGGTCGCCTGTGTATATACCTACAACACTCCAGTCCTCTGGGACAGGTTGATCGAATACATCGAATGATTGTCCTGCCTCATTTGTAACTCTTCTTCTTAACATATACATAGGTGAACCATCAATAGGATTAGGTTTTAATTGTACAGGCACAGTTTTTACAGTGTCTGAGTCTTTCTCTTTATACATTAAAGTTGGGAACGCTTTTTCGGGATTTCGTAACATAAGCAAAGAATGCTCATATAACATTTTTTCTTTGTCTAATTGATTGTCAAAAATACTTTTGTCTTTTGCAATATCAGCGTCAAATATTTTAAGTCTAACATCACCACTGTAATTCATCATCTCAGATAGCATATCTTCTGTATAACCCATACCTTTAAGTATTAATTCACTTTCTTTTGCCAACATAATTTGATTCATTTCATTAGCTTGTTTAATAGCCATTTCGCTTATCAGTAAGTCTCTTTTAATTTGTTCTGCTTTTTCAATTTTATCTCTGTCCATTTGTCCTTTTATCGACTGTATACCTACGTCAAATACTGCAGCAGCGCCTCTATAATCTGATTTTTTTGTCAACATATCAAACAACATATTAAATGCTTTCTCTCCGTTAGAGGCTTTAGGAATTTTTCCAAACTGTTGCTCTATTTGAAATTTAAAATCGTTAGCAGTATATCTTTTGCCAAAACCTAAGTCTGCTTTAGCTTGTTCTATGTTTTGTTGCTTTGATCGTAGTATTGGTAAGTATGTACCAGCGTAATAATCAGAGATTGCATCAGCATATTGTTGGTTAACATTACTGTAAACTTCCTCCATGTTTGGTATTGTTGCTGAGACATTACTTGCCGGTTCTGAAATTTGTATATTTTCTGATGACTTTGTAGGAACAGATAATTTTATGTTTAAATTAGGGTTGCTAAACTGTGATAATACGTCAAATGAGGTTTCTGCCATGGTTTATGAAAATAAACCGATTAATGGGTTTATCCCTCCTTGCATACCTGACATAGGATTAAAACCAATTGTAGATGGTAATCCGCTGACTATGTTTGATTGCAATGCAAAAGCGTCAAAAGGTAATTTAAATTGTTGTTGTTGTTGTTTAAACAAGGCATCTAAACCAGCTTGATTTATTGCTTGTTGTGTTGTTCCTGCTTTACCTAAAATATCTGCAGTTGTAGAGGCGGCAATTGGTGCGGCTTGTCCTAATTGTCCAAAAGTAGCTCCAATGTTACCTGTGGTGGTCGCAGCTTGTGCAAGATTTTTCATTCTGTCACTAAATTCTGTCATGCCTCTTGTTTGTGCATCTCTAAATCCACTGGATAATAAACCTGCAATACCTCTACCTAATGTGTCTTGAAAACCTCTTGTGGCTTCTGATTCTAATACACCAGACCTATCACCACCGTAAGCCCCTGACCTGCTTGCAGCAGCGTCTCTAGTTGCTTTAGAAATGTCAAATTGTCTATTCATTTCTTTCGTATATTCGTCAATGACGTTTTTTTGAAAAGGGTCCATAAACTTTTCAAAACTCTGAGGGTCATAAGTTTGAGTAGCTTGATTTGCAAGGGTTGTTGCTTGGTCTAAAGCGCCTATGCCTCTACCAAAAAAATCTGGTTGTCCAGATGCCATATTTCCTGCAGTTTGAAAATATTGTTCTTGTAAAGTAGAGGGTCCTGCTACTTGTTGTAAAGGAACATTTGGTGCTTGAGTTAGGAAAGGGTTTATAATGTTAGATGTAAACTTTTCACCTGCCTTACCAATACTTCCATAAAGTTGTGCTAATAATTTATTATATTCTTCAGACATTATATTCTACCAATTCCATTTGCATTTGCTTGTTTTCTTATGTTTTCTCTTGCAGCATACAATCTTTGATGACCGAGGTCATTATCTCCGCCACCTATTTGAGAAACTTCTTGTTTTGTTAATACGTGTTCACCATCAGATAACATAGCAGGTATACTATCAGATGTACCAGTTCCGGGTCCACTAATATCTCCTGTCATTCTTGGAAACTCTGGTGTGCCCATAGCAAACTTTTGTATGCCACCACCATCTGCAGCTAAGGCAAATTGTGACTCATCAGGGTTGAAAAAATATTGTGCTTGTTCTTGTTGATCTTTCATTTGATCAGCAGCTAATTTAGCTAAACCTAATGATGCGCCTGCCTGAATTGTATATGGATTGGTTAAAAGATTCATAAAGGGTGATGATTGATTTGCTAAGTCTGAAAATTCTCTTTGTATGCCCATTTGAAATTCTGGAGATAATTGTTCAAACTTTGCAAATTGTATTGGGTCATCTAAATCTAATTGATATTTATCTTTCATAAAATCTTTAAATGTTCCTTGTTCTGGTTTTGCAAAAAATTTAGTATCACCCATTCCAAGAAAATCACCTACACCACCTGAGAAATCGCCACCTCTAGCTACGTTTGCACCACCTGAAACTAATGCTCCTAAAGCTAAATTTTTAAGAACATTCGTTGGCTTGTCTCCTGCTAGTAAACTTATACCACCTTGAAACAAAGCAGGATTTCTAGCAGCAAAACTACCTATGCCTCCAAGTAAACCACTAGCTCCTGCTAATTGTGGGGCTAATAGACCAATACCTATCTGTCCGATAGGGCTTTTGACTAAATCTTTCGCTGCCTTAAAGATCTTCTTAAACATTATTCTTCCTTATTAGTGGCACCCATACCTAGTCTAGGTGCAAAAATCTTAACATCTCTTCGTATATCTTCTTCTTTAGTATCGGTATTAG